AGAAATTAAAACAGAAACTAAGAAAGAAAGTTTACGCAGACTGTTCACAGAGAATGGTCTAGTACAAGAAGATGTGTATAAAGATAAGCGTGGCTTTGTCATTATCACACGAACAGGTATTGATAAGATTATTAGCAACAGAGGTATTAAGATAGCCTATGAGCCAATTATTATGGAACGAGAGTGGGTTGTACTTAGATGTGTTGCAGAGATGTCAGAGAATCAACGTAGAGTAGAATCTTTTGGCGAATGTTCTAAAGAAAATACTATGGGTCTTGCAGGTAAGTTTCCTGTGGCTATGGCAGAGAAACGTGCTAAGTCAAGAGCAGTATTAATGCTTACAGGATTCTATGAGCAAGGAGTTTACGGTCAAGATGAAATGGCTGACTAATGGATTGGATAGATGAAATACTTGCTAGTGAGCCTATCAGTAACACGCAGATAGCTGTTATTGAGGGTTTGCTAACAAGCGTTCCCTATGAACAAGATGACATTAGAGATATAGAAAACGGTCTTTTACATTTAACCTATCAAGAAGCATACGAGTTAATCAGTAAGCTGAAAGAAGATTACATACCAAAAGACCCTAGAGAACAATTTGATAAAATCACAAAGAGATGGCAATAAGAAAACACGCAATGACTAAAGAGGGTGCGATACTCTCAATCACTAGAAATCAGATAGGTAAACTTTCTGACGGCAAGAAGCCAATAGGAATATTAAAATCTTTCATAGATATGTATATGAAGGAAGATAATGACAGAATAAAAGAAACCTACAAAGTAGAGTTTGGAATAGAATTAGAAATCGTAGAATATAAATAATTATGACAAAGATAGCAAATAACGAGTTTGAGAAATTCGTAAGAATCACAGGAATGACTAAACGTAGATTTAGTGAAGTAACAGGATTGAAAGGCACTAGCGTAACTAAATACCTAGAGAACCCTACAATGCTAAGGCTCAAGCACTTACAACTATTGGCTGATGCCGATGAGTTTAAGGAACAAGAGGTTGGAGATGTTGAACTTTTAAATATGATAAACTATGTTAAATAGTATTGAGAGAAGGGAAGCCTTAAAGAAAGCGGTATGCTCTATTTATGGTGTGAATGAGAATGAGTTATTTAGCGTTAGCAGAAAGCGAGAAATCATAAGTGCAAGACGAATGGTATTGTATTTTCTTCGCAAACATTATGGCGAAACTTATATGGGTATTGCAAAGATGTTTAGTATGAATCACGCAACAGTTATACACCACATAACACAAATGAAAAACTTTTTGGAGTTTGATAAGATGGAGATAACAAACTATATCAAGGTTAGAGATTATGTGTTTGAGCAAAATAGTGAAGTAACACTATCAGAGGAACTTGACCTCTTAAAAAAAGAAAAAGACCTGCTAGATGACAGGCTTGAACAAGTAGTAAATGAATTAAAATTATTAGACAATGGAAATTAATGGAAAGTTAGAAGCAATCTTTGATACAAAAGAATTTAAGAGTGGCTTCAAGAAAAGAGAATTTGTAGTTAATACAGGTGGCGATTATCCTCAATCAATCAAGATGGAAGTGGTAAAAGACAATATTGATAAGCTAGGAACTATCAAGATTGGAACGGAAGTTACTTGTAAGATAGACATCAGAGGTCGATTGTATGAAGGTAACTATTATAATAATATATTAGCTTGGGCGGTAAATGTCGGTGGTACTAAGACAGAGAAAGCTAACGAAACTGTTGAGGAATCAGACTTGCCCTTTTAACGTAAGGGAGCTGATAAGAAGATTTGATTGTGAAATCGAACACTAAAAGAAAGTATGTGTCGAGGGTGGATAAGCTATTAGAAGCTAATGCCGCCCTCAACGCTTCTCTCGGCACAGATAGTACCAAATCCGAGATTGAAGTCGTTAGAAAGCATATAAGAGCTAATATAAGATCTATTAAGGACTTATGTCCATACACACATTCTATTATTGATATAGACGATAACCATAAGACAACAAAATGAATTGGAATAGTAAAGAAAAAGAACACACAAAGTTAGTCAAGGTAGAAACCATTGCAACTGCTGAACATTGTAAGCACTTAAAAAACGAGGGTTACTCTGTTGCAGACATTGCAGATAAGTTAAATTTAAGCAAGGCTAGAATTTATGAATACCTGAAGTACAAGGAGGTTGATTAAAAAAAAATAAAAAAGTTTGCTTGTATGTAAAAAAGTTTACTTATCTTTGCTGTGTTAAACAATTAAACTAAAACATTATGACAAGCAAATTTGATTACAAACTATTTACTGATGTAACTTTTGAGGGAATCGACCACAGAGATTATCCCGACTACTGCGATGCTTTCATTGCAAGTGCAGAGTATGATGGTAGAGATTTATCTGATGAGGAGTTAGATGAATTAAACGAAGATACCGATTTATTATACGAATTGTTAACTGATAATTTATACTAAGACAATGGCTAAACGAATGACAGATACAGATAAGTGGAAGAAACGCTTTCTGAGAGAACTAAAACCTCAACATAAGCTACTATGGTTCTACATATTAGATGACTGCAATCACGCAGGAATATGGGACGTTGATATAGAGGTGGCTTCTATTAGAGTAGGAGAAGAACTAATATACGATATGTTGCCACAGGCATTTCTTGACAAGATAGTTATCTTTGATAATGGCGATAAATGGTTTATTCCTGAATTTATTGACTTTCAATATGGCGAATTGAATCCAAACTCTAATGTGCATAAATCAGTAATTGCACTTCTTGAGAAATATAATCTTGAAGGGTATATGAAGGGTTCACAAGGGGTACAAAGTACCCTTAATAATAAAGATAAGGATAAAGATATAGTTAAAGCTAAAGTTAAGGTTAAGAGGTTTGCAAAACCAACAATCGAAGAAGTAGCTGACTATTGCAATGAAAGGAAAAATGATGTAGATGCCGAGAAATTCTACGACTACTATTCTTCTAACGGTTGGAAAGTAGGTAAGAATGCAATGAAGGATTGGAAAGCATCTGTAAGAACTTGGGAAAAGAATACTACCCAACAACAAAAAGTATCACAACCTAAACAAGTATTAACCGCTTGGGAACAAGCTAGAACACAAATCAACAATGGATAAGTACACTAAAGAATTTTGGATAGAATACAATAAGAATAAAAGTAGAGCAAGTGAATACACTAAGCGATATTTAAAAACAATGAGAGAGAACGCTACGTTGAAGCACAGGAAGATAAATAATTACAACCTGCACTATATGATTACAGGATTTGTCTGCTACGATAAGGCTGATATGAGAAGAATGCAAACACGAGATAATATTGTAATGTAATGGATAAGACTAGACAAATATGGTATAGATTTGCCAACGATAGAGAACAACTCAATATTGATTGTGTAGATGCCCTAAGCAAGTGTTATCTTATGCTAGGTCAGAAGCCTGATACAGAGCAGATTGTGATGATGTCGAAACTGCTAGTAGATGACCTATCAAGATTTTACCCATCAATGGAGATGGCTGAGGTTATGTTTGCATTTGAGCAGGGTATAAGGCATTCCGATAATGGTGGCTTTGTCAATGTCCGTAATTGGAATATATGGCTCAAGGAGTACAAGACCAAAGCAAATCTCAAAAGACAACAACGTCAACTAACTGATTATCAGAAGGATAGAGATAGTCAGAAGATGATTGGCGAAACTATTAATCAAGCAAAAAAACTAAAATAATGTACGAAGATTTAATTGAAGAAAAAGAATTGACCAACAACGAGGTGCTAAGTATTGTATGGGAGTGGTATATGACTAGAAAGGAGATACTGCAAACGGAAGATGGATTAGACCTAGAGGAACTATGTGAGTTAGAATTTATACACGACTAATATGGAAACGATAATAATAACACTCTTGCTTATTTCTATTTTATATCTTATATTCGCAATCAAAGATTTAAAAGATGATGTTAGTGATATTGAGTTTCGAATGGATATTCTTAAAGAAGTATGTGCTGACTATGAGAAAAGAATTAAAGAACTAGAAAATGTCAGACAAACCGAAGTTAACAGAAGAACGAGTGCAGATAGCTATCGTAGAATATGTAAAGATGCAATATCCAAATACTCTGCTTACTGCTACAATGGGTGGTCAATTTCAAAGGCACTACTCACAAAGGCTCAAGGCAAAGCGTACAGGCTATTTGAGGGGAGTATCAGACCTGCTTATATTCGAGCCAAACGAGAAGTACAACGGCTTGTTTATAGAGCTAAAAAAGGACAAGAAGTGTTATCCCTCAAAGGAGCAAAAGTTATTTATTCAGAACGCTTTAGATAGAGGTTACTACGCCATCTGTTGCAAAGGCTTTGACCACACAAAAGATACGATAGATAAATACTTTAACAACGAATTATGAAGTCAAAATATTATTACGAATACACAAGGAATATGGATACCACGAACAAAAGTGAATTAGAGAGAATAAACAATAAGCTATTCAATGAAACTGCTAAGGAGAGAAACATACCAAGCTATTACATTGGCTCTGTGTATGGATATGAAGCACGTAAAGTGGTAGAGGATTGGAATTTATCCTATAACATTGGAACTGCTGTTACTTATCTTTTACGTGCAGGTAAGAAGGTAGAACAGGGTATGGATAACAAGGCAAAGCATATCGAGGATATTAAAAAGACTATTAACCATCTCAAGTTTGAGATAGAAAGATTGGAAAATGAGTGTTAATATATACGATAGAAAGGACAGGAGAGGTGGTGGATATGCCAAGCGCAAGTTCACTTTGGAGGAAGCGGAAGCAATACGCAAGGAATATAGTGCAGGTGGCATTAGTCAGACGAAATTAGCGGTAAAATATGGTGTGTCTCAACCCATTATCAATATGATTCTACGAGGTAAAACCTATACAAAGTAAAATAAATTAAATTATTTTGTTGTTTATTAAAAAAATTAGTTTATCTTTGTAGTGAATTTAAAACTAAAACATTATGAAAGATAACATAAGTATAAAAGATTCTTACTACATAGAGCAAGACAATTACACACTAGAAGTGTTCTACCACTACTATTCGGAGAGAGATACCAACTACGAAGAACTAGAAATAGAAAAGGTTATACTCAATGGGGGTACTGATATAACAGATTTATATTGGGATTACATTGATTTAGAAGATGTTATTATAGAATCATTGAAATAAATGGGGGATAGTATGGGGGATAAGGGGGGTACTAGGGGGTACTTCGATACTCCAATGATAAACAAACTAAACGATAACGAATTTAATTACATTATTATGATAAATCAGAAAGAAGCAAAGCATTTACTAAGCAAGATGAGAAACGACAACAGAATGTTCTCTCTTGAGTTTATAAAGAAAGATGGCACTAAGCGTGTTATGTTGGCTAGATTTAACGTAAGCAAAGGTCTTACAGGAAAAGGTCAACGATACAATCC